CATAGTCATAACCGGCAGCCATAGTCATTACTGCGGTGATTTGCACACCGTCTTTTTCAAAGATGAAATCGACCATATCATCAACCCCCTGTTCCAGGCACACCGTCTGCCTTGATTTTGTAACGGATTCCATTCGTCCCTGTGATGTTCGGGAGCGATTTTGTACAAGCGTTCTCTATGATGGTTGTTGTACTGTTGGTCATATAGATGCCGTTCCTCAACATAGCCGGGTCTGCAATCGGTAAATTCATATTGGAAATCGTTTTTTCAATGTATGGATATGCCAACGGATTCCCTGTGTTTCCTTCTACATCCCTGTAAGCACCGGATGCAAGATATAAAATGCCGTCAACAAAGCGAGGGTTCTGTTGCTCTCCACCTATCCGTTTTGTCAGACTTGTTCCAAGCGATGTAAACGTATCAAGGTCATACGAATAGAACCGTGCAGAATCGTCATCGCTCTGTTCACCAGTAGCAAAGAGGTATGCCCCACACTTCGGCATATAGATGATGTTGTTTACAAAATGGTATCTGCTTGGATAACTGTCCGTTGATACACCGCTTCCCATCGTCTTGACCGTCCACGTTGCACTGGTCAGATCCTGTCCAACACCCGAATAAGCAACAGCCGGGTATATTTTTGCATCGTCCGTAATCGTCTTCGCACCACCGAGGAACCATCTGTCATTGAATTTGCCAACAAACCCGATGGAATAATTCATCCCATATGACGAGCCTGTCATATTCGTCCAGGTTCCGTTTGGATTTGTTGCACGATACATCTTCGCCTTGTTGTTCATAGCGGTATTGTTATCGTAAGATGCATCCTTGTAGAAGTAGTACGAGTCGATTTTTTTGAGAAGGACAGGAGTGCTACCGCTACCACTGTTCGTGTTGTCGAAAATCTTTTCAAGCGTTCCGTTCAGGGTCGGCATAGAGTACAGTTTGACATATCCTTGATAGCCGGACGAGGAGTGTTCGATATGTGCTGCGAGAAGCCACTGGTTGTTCGCTTCGTCCCACATAATGTCCATCTCCCCGACACGGTATCTCCCTTCCAACAGTGTGGTTGTCAGATTCCTTGTAGTCCAACTGGTTTCGGTCGGCAACCGCCAAAACAGAGTCCCATATGCAAAGCCGACATAATAGCCGTTTTCATACTTGAAGAATTTTAGACCGGCCTGTGCGTCTGACGATGATACGGAGAACGTCCTTGTCTGAACGTATCCGCTATATGGGAAGACACCATACAAGTCGGGATGTTCCTCATTGTCAAGGATACCGCCATCGGTTTCGACCCATCCGTCCTGTATCTCTCCCATAGTCTGCATAATATCCCCGACCATCTCTTTCGATTCGGCAAAAACCGTGTCGATTTGGTCTTGCACATTACTGTCTGCTCCCGACAGATACCCCAGTTCCGTGGCGGTCACGGTACTGGCTGCGACTTTCCCGGACGCATCCGACACGAGAGCCTTGCTTGCCGTGAGGTCGCTCGACACGATGGACGATGCAGCGCCATCAACGGTGGCCTGTTTTCCGTCCAGTTGCGTCTGAACAGAAGATGTCACACCCGACAGATACCCCAGTTCGGTGTCCGTGACGGAACTTGCCGTGATCGCTCCGCTGCCGTTCGATACCAACGCACGGTTTCCTGTCTGCACTTCAAAGGCTTTGTCATAGACACGTTTCAACTCCGTGTCGATGGTGTCCCAGTTTCCGTTCGTTGCGGTAATGTCTGCTGCATCCGTGAGAGCCGGTTTGACGAGTTCATAATTTGTTGTAGTTGTACTCATCCGCTTTCCTCCTTTATGGATGTTTGATATCTAACCAAATCTCACCGGTCATATCGTTCCAGGTCGGGTATAAGTCCATTGCCTCTGCCCAGGTACGGTAGTTGCGATACACGCTCAACCCAAGATGAGCCGGTTTCAATCTGTCGATTTCCTGTTCGACATTTGAGAAGATGTAGGTTTTGTTTCCCGGTGGTGGCTGAATGCCAACACACAGGACACTATCCTGTATATAGGAAACAGCCGTACCGCCAGTAAATGCCTGAACGATGGATGCGATCCGTTCGGTGTTTAACTTCCCACCGCCACGGAGCCGGGCAATAATGGTATCTCTTCTGTCTGCCAAGGTTGACCCTGTAACAACAGGGATGCCGAGTGCTGCTTCCCACTGTGCTATCCGTCCTTCCGATGCGTCTTCCGTCAACCAACAATCATCGAGGATGGACATCATATTTCCGTCCAGTTCCTCAAATTCGGGATACTCCGAATCGATTATTGCCTGTATGTCCGTGATGGAAGAAACGACAATGGGATAGTAGCCAATCATTCTGTCACGATAGATGCTCATTTATACCACCGTCCAAGTAGATGTCCCAAGTTTCGGGATCTCTTTGTCCCCAAGAGGGATATTGTCCGTGTCGCCATTGATGGTCAGGTTGGTGACATAATCGACACCCTCGACATCGATGAGTTTTGCCCCAAGCGTCATATACTGGACCATATCCTTGTCATAGGAGATGTCGTGGAAAAACTCCTCGATTGCGTCATCCAGTGTGGTCGTGTCGGAGAATCCCGGCTCGAACTGCACCGTCCCTGTCACATCGATGGTGACTTGCGTTGCAGTATCCACCGTGACGATCGCCCCGATTGGAGCCACACCATTGCCCATACCCTGTGGAATCGGATTCCCATCATCGTCTTCAAGGGTTGTCGGGTCGAGGTATTCCTGAAATTCATCGATGAGTTCCTGGCTTGCCGGAAGATTGTCCGAGTCCAGTATGGATACAGTTACCGTGTTGGGGCCGTCTTCCAGTGGGAATATCCTGTGATTCCCGATGGATCCGACACCGGCAGAGCCGATGTATTCTTCACACCACGAATTGTACTGCGACACGTTGCCGTCAGAATCGGTACGGCTGACATAGGAATAATAGTAGTTCCTGATGTCATCGTCCGTAGCCTCGTCCCTACCGGCAGTGATGCACTCCGTGATCTCTGCCCTCGACATCAATGCGTTCACATAGTCGGTCGGGGTCAGGTCGCCACGCAATCCGTTCGGGCCTGTGCCAGGTGTTTCGCACTGCATCACGAACGTGTATGTGTCCGTATCTGGATCAGTTTCGTCTGCGATTGGCTCCACAACGAGATAGTTGTATTCGCCCAGGTTCCAACGCGAGAATGTCGGCACATCCACATCGAACACACCCTTGAACGTGCCATAAGTGGCACTGAATGTCGCAAACGTGTCGATGCCCATTTCCTGACAGGCAACCATCAGGTACTCCCTGGAAGCCGTCTGCACGAAGCACTCATCGAAGACTCCGCTCAATTTTGTATAGGCGATAGATATCTCCATCGCAGCCGAGGCCATCGCATTGAAGAGGATGCCCCCTTCTCTTGAGTCTAATTCAGGATACTGGGCAGTTACCCTGTCCATCATATCGTGAAGGACGGATTCGTATGTATACTCTTCAAAAGCCATATCAGACCACCACCTCCGCGTCTGTGTTTCCGAAAATGGTCAGTACGGTGAAGCGGACGGACAGTTTCCTCTTGTTCGTCTGCTCGAAACTGAAGTCTGCACACCCGATGATCCTGTCATCCGTGCAGAGGGCATCCTTTACCCTTCTCTGTATTTCGGACGAAACATAGGATATTGGTTTCCCGATAAGGTCATCCAGTTCCACACCGTAGTCCCACGAATAAATCGGGCATTGATACCGTTCTGTGTTCAGGATGATGAAGATCGTCTGCTTTACTGCATCGAGTCCGTCCGCATAACCGGACAGGAGCATCTCATCCTCTGCCAGTACAAGCCGATTCGTGGTATTGCCGTAGCCTACTTCTGTTGTGAAAGGCTGTGCCAATATATCTGTGTACTGCATATCAATACCTTCCTAATATAATGTATTTCCCACCGCCTTGCTCACGGATCAGGATGACCTTGTCACCGTTCGCAAGACCGCTTCCTTCCGAAACGATTACCGGTGTGATGCCTGTCAATGGGTCGGGTTCGCCCTGAACAAACCTAATGTGTTCGGGGACGATGAGAGCCACTTCCGGCAGTATGAATGTGGCAGACACCCTCACTTTCAGCGGTGACTCGCTTGTCACGATGCCGTACCTGATGTCTGCCGGTTTCTGCGCTTCTATAGCATCAATCGATATTCGTTTCAGGGTATTAAGTAATTCTGCACTCATATCTATTCATCCCAAATGCCGTCAAGGGTCAATTCCATCCTGTAATCATCATTGCTGAAGGTGTGGATGATCTTGTTGACGAGCATATAATTCGACAGTGCGATATCGCCAATGTTCAGAAGTGTCGGGACGAGGCATCCCGGTCTGACCGATGTCACACCGAAAGCACCTTTCACCGTCAGGGAACGAGTCTTCCTGTTGTACAGTTTCAGGAGTGCCTGTGCCTTGACTTCGCCAATCGACTCGGATTGAACTTCCTCGAAGTACCGCAGAAGTCCCCACTTCTCGATGGACTCACGGTCCTGTGCGAGGAATGCCATTGCACTGTCGGAAGACCCTGTGACGATGGTGTTGTCGCCCGATTGCAGACCTCCATAGGTCACCTGAAAGTTGTCGGGGAGATACGAGGTAACCCTTGCGAGGTATGTCCTCGTTTCCTTTGGCAGATACGATTCCCAGTTCGATTTATTGAATGCTGCCCTTGCCGGTCCCCAGTTGTATCCGGCTATGGCTTTTCGCCAATCACCATTGAACATCTGAATGCAGTTTGCCAAGTAATGCGTACCGCCCATAATGTTCGACCGTGGGTCATATGCATTTGATACACCCATCGACTTTGCCGTCCCAGGCATCAACTGCATCAGGCCCATAGCACCGGCAGATGACCGTGCCTTTGGGTTTCCACCCGACTCGCACTGGATGACCGCCCGAATCAGATGTTCAGACACGTTGTACTTCTGTGCTGCTTCTGCGATATATGCATTCCATTGTGTTACGCTTGCACTAACAGTTGCCATTCAATCACCTCTTCGGGATATTTGTCACGACTTGCGTGAGGGCAGAGTACATAGATCCGGCTGTCGTTCCGGCAATGCTTCCGGTCTTGTTGCTTGCCTGTGAAGTTGAAGAACTGCTCTTGCCACTGCTTTTCACTGCATTCGTTCCAAGGTTGATTTTGTTGAACCATCCCCAACCCTTGTAAGCCAAATACCCTGTCGCATTGATGTTTAACTTCCGTATTTCTACAGTGCCGACCGCGTGGATGAATGTGCCATTGCCAAGGGATATACCGATGTGTCCGTATTTTCTTCCGGCTCCAGGCTTTATGGAACTTCCCTCAAAAAACACACACGCTCCAAGAGGTGGGTTTCCGTCACCTTTTGAGCCTTTTATTACCCACTTGTTCACAACGGAATTCGGGTCTTCCATAAACCCATCCCTCGCTCCACCGTGATAGAATGCCGTGTTGACAAAAGCAGCACAGTGCTTGAGGGTTTTGATTGTATCGCCCTGTCTTCTGACAAACGCACTCTTGCCAAGTTGCGCCCTTGCCCAACTGATGACAGAAACTACATTGATCCCACCGGCCCCAGGTTTATTGGTTGCTCCGGCAGACGAGAAATATGCGTTATCCATTGTGACACCATTGTCATCGGTAACGGTTGATTCGCCCGATGCCGTCTGTGCAACTGTCTGCGGTTTGTAGTACAGAACAACCGAATTGTAGGTTTCCTTGTCGATTGATGTTTCGTAATCGAAGTCCTCTGCCGTATCCGCTTCCACCAGTACGTCTGATTTCATATTCGCAGCATTCCGAAGCAGAAGTGTCCCGGCATCGTCATAGAAGACATACATCTCGCCAGTGTTGGCAAGTGTTTCCTCAAGGGCGATCAGTATGACATCGAAACCTTCGGCATTTTCTTCCGCAATGCAAGGGATCTGATACTTCGTGTCTTCCAGTTCACCGACCTTCAAGCCGTAGTCCGCACATATCGACTTGATGACTTCCGTTGCCGTCTTGTTCTCAAAGACATACGAGAATCTGTTCTTCAGGTATCTCGTTTGGTCATAGCAAGTGACTTCGATGTGGTGTTGCTTGTCGCGGTGCTTTTGGAACACATACCCGACATACATACCCCTGTAGTCTGACAGGGAGCCGTCTGCTTTCTTGTCCGCTACACAAAAAATGACTCGGTCACCTTCCTGAAATCCCATATTCTGCGTTGTCGATTTGACGGTCGTGAATGATAGTTTTCCAGGAGTGCCGAAGCGTTCAAGTTCCAGTGTTATCTCGCCCTTGATAGGTGGTTCAAATGCCACACCGTTGTGGGTGATTATCAAACGATACCGTCTGCCCTGTTTGTTTTGGTTCAGGTAAGCCAGTATCTGATCCAGGCTGTTGGCCTTGTCATCCTTCGTAAGATATAACTGCATCCCCTGAAGGGCATCAGATTGGTTCGTTGTCTTGTCCGTAGCCATCTAATCACCCCTCAAGTCA